GCTTCTGTTGCTATTAATGTACCTTCAAGTATTTTATCTGCAATGAGCCATCCGCTGCCAAGTGTCCAGTTAGCACTTACAAAATTTTGTAGAGGAAAGCTATTTATAATGGATGCCACCTTAACAGCAAAGACAAATTGAAAAGGCTGAAATGTTGCAGGAGAGATCACCGCAGCATAGAAGCCAAGAATACCGGTATAAGAAAGCCTTGCATCTGCGTTGGTAGCATCAAGGACTGGTGTTATAGTTGTTATTGGCGTTGAATTGGTAGCATAGTTATATTCGACACCTGCCAATAAATTCTGTTTAGCAAAGTGATTATAACGTATAACTACATTTTTTAAAGCAGGATAATATGTCCACTTCCCACCGCTCAACCTTAATAAATCACTATTTACTAAATCTGTCTGAACATTTGATAATGTAAAATCAGCTGTAAATGTACCAGATGTTTGAACGCCAAAGGCATTGTATTTAAAATAACGGTGATTTGTCGGATTGCGTGAATATTCGTTTACTTGTACAAACCAATATTGGCTACCACTAAATAAAAGCCTTGCACCAAATGTCTGACATATCTTTTTTAATACATCATAACAACTTTGGTATATGTAATTATTTTTTGTATCGCGATGATAAAAGGCACGGTGCTGGATTACAGTTAATAAAGAATAATCATTTGCCGCATTATAGGCAGTTGTGTTTTCATGCCAATTAAAAATGGTATGTAATATCGGTAAACTATTTGCTACCAGATTTTCTTGTACAAAATCAAGTTGATTTAAGCAGTTAAGTATATGCTGGACAACTGTGTCCTGCCCTTTGTATGGCCCAACTGCACTGCGGTATTCCAACGTCTTTAACCATCCCAATCCATCAATAGCAGATATTTGCGCCTCATAGCCTATTGACAAAGGTATATCCTCAAATTCTACTAAGTCAGTAACAATATAACCATACCATTTAAAAGATACAGTTGTATTGTCATCTTCGTAAGCCGTTAATTCAATTGTAAACCTTCCCTCTACCGCTAAACCTATATCTAAAAGCAATGTTTGAAGTCCTGCAGAATTTATCAACAATGATAAAGTAAACCTTGATCCAATTATTGGAGTAAATCTCTCCTGACCTTGAACACTTTCGCTATCGTATTGAAGATTTAAATTTATCGTATCAAATGTACCAACGACACCAGAGTAGGCAGAATCTTTTATAGACACTGTTATCTTCCTATTCTTTTCGTTATATACCGTTGTTTGATACCTTGCTGCCATTATTGAATTCTACTTAATCCTTTTTGAGACCTATTTAACAATATAATCAAATCGTTACCGCTTATCCTTGTCTCCAATGTTCCACCAACTCCCATGTCTCCCATCATTGATTTCAACTTTGATAAAGGTGCTATTACCTCAGGATCAACTCTTGCATTTCGATTATCCCCTACCATTGCCATAGTTGGCCCAGTTGCAAGACCACCTTCAGCTAATGCAGGTGTTTCTAATTTATTTTTAACCATCTTTGATAAAGCAATTAATGCTACACCTCCTGCAATTGCAACAGCTGGATTAATTGGTGGTTTTAAAGCTAACTTTATTCCAGCTGCCGCTATACCTGTTTGTACTGCTAATTTACCAACTTGACCTAATGCATCTGCTAATGGCCCTATAAATCCTTTTAATGAAAATCCTGCACCTGATAACGCATTTCCTAATTGCTCCCCTAATGCAAATGCCAAATCATTTAATGTACTATTTATTATATCTTGTAAACCTAAATTAAAATCTTCAAATGCTAATTTTAATCTTGCTATCTTTTCTTCTAATAAAATAGCAGCAGCATCTGCATCACTAAATGGTTTAGCTATTTCTGGAGGATTTTCTTTTAATCTTTGACCAAAAGCTAATACATCTTTAGCTGCATTTTTCATTGTAGCTAATCCATTTTCAGTTAACCCTATTTGTTCTCTTAATTTAGGTGCTACATCACTTACAACTAATTTTTCTAATTCTTGTTTAGCCTTAGCTAAATCGTTTAATGTTTTAAATTCATTAAATTCAAATAGTTTTTTATCAAATTTAGGTTGTTTTTTAGTTTTATTACTATTTACTAATGAATCTTCTAAAGCCTTTATTTTAGCTTTCATTGCAGCTACTTCAGGAGAATCTGTAGTAACTGTGGTTTTTTTTGTTTCTTCTCCCCAGCTTCCACCTGCTCCGCTTGGTTTACCTGCTGAACCACCTCCAAAACCCAAATTTATTTTAGGTTCGACTGTTGTTTTATTTAATAAACCTAATGCAGTTATAACCTTCACCACTCCATCGTAAACAAAATTTATACTACTTAAAATTGCATTTATTTGTGATAAAACTATTTCAAAACTAATTACGGCTATTTTACCGAATACCAATAATAACAAATCAAATAATGGTTGTAATTTTCCTAATAATTCTAATGTTTTTGAAAATGCTGCTTTTAGTCTTTCAAAAGAACCTGATAATAAAGCTCCAGTTTTTGATAAACTTTTTTGCCCTTCATTAGTAGTTGCATAATATGCAACAAGTGAACCAATTGCAGCAACTAACAAATATGTGCCACCTGATAAAATTGTAAATGTTGAAATTAATGTTCTTGATAATGTAATTATACTTGAAATGGATGATGCTAATTGACCTAATATTAAAATAACAGGACCAACTGCAGCTGTTATAAGAGCAAATTTTACAATATTTGCTTGTTGTTCTGGTGTAAGTGATTTAAATCTATTTACTAATTCTTCCATTTTTTTGGAAACATTATCAAATACGACTTCTAATTTTAATGATTCATTAATTGTTTTTCCAAGTTCATTTAAACTTATAAATATATTATCACTTAAATTTTCAAAACTATTAGCTAAACCACCAGTAACATTTTGTGTTTCGGGTAATAATTTTAATGCTTTGCTTAATTGTAAAATAAAATCTTTTGCATCAATATTTGTAGCCCTAATCATATCAATGTTATCAGTACCAAAAGCAGCTTTTAAACCTTCAGCCATTAATGGTAAATTACTTTGTATTACTTTATAATCCTCTGCTAATATTTTATTTTTCGAAATCATTTGAGTTAATTGGTACTGAATAGCATCAAGATTTTCTTTTCCTTTTCCTGTTGCTGCCAATGCAGTACCAAAACCTAATAATGTTTCTTTAGCTTCTTTTGCTGAAAGTCCAACGGCTTGTAAATTTACACTTCCTTGTACGGCTTCTTTTAATCCTAAACCTGGAAGTTTAGCAACTTCCCTTAAAGAAATTATTTCTTCTTTTGCTAAATTACTACTTCCCATTATAGCCGTCATACCTTTTTCTAACTTTTCCATTTCTGCAAAAGCTTTTAAGGATGCTGCACCTAACCCAACAATAGGCAAAGTCAATGATTGAGATAATGTAGTACCTACATTTTTCATTGAATTGCCAAACTTAGACATTGACTTTTCTACCCTACCAAGCTCCTTGTCAAGGTTGGTGGTGTCAATGCCAAGTTTTAAGAGTAATTTACCTATTGCCATTTATATCTCTTTATCCCATTTGTCAAAAATTGTTTTGTCATTATTTGTCAAAGGTCTGTTAGTTTCTTTCTTTACCGGTGTTTCCCATGGAAACTCTATCAAATTTTTTGGCTTTAAACTTTTTCCTTTTGCCGTATGGACATTTAGTAAAAGTGTTGTCTGCCAGCGGATGCGCTCCCATTGAAATTGCTCTTTTAGTTCAAATTGATTGTTATAACCTTGCATGGCTATAACAACTTCTCTGAAGCTCATGTCGTAATATTGCGAAGGAGGAAACCTTAAAACTCCGAAACAAAATTGTTCGATAAATTCAAGTGTGAGTTCTCCACCTTCGCCACTACGTTTTTTTCATTCTCGTTTTCTGGTGGTGAAATCTCGTTAGATATCATCTCCATAATGCGAGTTATACCTCCCATATCTGTGTCAACAAGATCGCAGAAAGATTGCAATGTATAAGGACATTTCTCACCTTTAACCTTGTAACCATGTTCAACGCCTGTATAAGCAAGTTCAAGGGCAAGCAAAAGATCTTCGCCAAGTTGGGAAAGGTCGCTTAATTTTAGCTTCCTTTCCCTTAAAAATGTACCTAACACGAACATTCCAAATTTAATCGGAATAGTCGTGTTGGCAATTGTTATTGTTTTCATGTTAGGTAATTTTTACTATTTAGTTGTCTTTGTAATAGCACCAGTAACCTCAAATGAAGCTGAATAGCTTGTGTTTTCTTCTACTGCTGCGTTTAAATCCAATGAAGTACAGATGGCTTGCATGTTAAACACATTGTCTCCAGAAACATCTGTTGTGAATTTAATAGTTAAAGCTGTTCCACTTATTAAGTCAGTAAACAAATCATCAAACAAATAATTAGTTGAAGAATCACCAGGGCCAGCATACAATGCCTCCGTTGAAAGAGTGCCTGATAGTTGACCTTTTTTTACTTCTCTCCATCCACCTGATGCGCTATCTTTTGTTAAGATTTCACGCATTGCGGCTGTGACGTTCATTTGGCAGGAAGTTGCGTAACCGAT